TTGGAGTGTCCTTTTTCATTGATAGTTTTATGAAATGGAAAAAACAATATTTTTTTATACTTAGCGCAATACAACGCAAATAAATCTACATAACCTTTTCTAAAAAATCTTTCTTTAGAATGAGAACCGCGCCTTATGTCGAACTTCCAACCAGGTTTTTTGTTGTTTCTTTTTGATTTGGTTTTAACTTGTACCTTTAAAAAATCTTTTTTATGTTCAAATAATACATCTGCTTGCGCACCATCGGTGTTTACAATCACATAGTCGCTAATCAAAGACAAAACGGAAGCGGTAAAATATTCACCTGACTTGCCGAGCCTTTGTGTTGCTCTGTTCATATAGGGTTATTGGGTTTGTGGTTGCTCTATTCTATTTAATCTTTCAATTAAAGTTTGCATGTCAGGTGTTTCAAATGCACTAGGTATGTTTAAAATATTAGCTGGAGCTGCAACTGCACCAGGTGATATTGGAGCTTTAATAATGCCCGCCATACCTTTTGGTATGTAAGTTTTTAATATTCCCTTAAATGTTTTTTTGTCTGATAATTCTTTTGCAATCATTTTTAAAGCCGTAGGATTTGTTTCTGTTAATATCCTAGCTAATTCGTTTGCTGCTGATAGTGCTGCTCTTTCTTGCAACTGTGGGTTATCTGCTTTTAACATACCGTATAACAAACCAACTGGACTAAGGTTTTGAATATCACTTGGTTGCATCAATGATTTGATTGCTGATACTGCTTCTTGTCTGCCAGCAGTTGCGCTGTTACCAACGACTAAATTTGAAGTATCTTTAATTCTTATTTCATCGGTTAAATTGCTTATAAATTTATTAAATTTATCTTCACCCTGTTTTCCTTCTTCAAAAGTTAATCTTAATAATTTTCTGCTTCTAGGTGTTTTTATAATATTAAAAGCTAAATTTGTTCCGCGACCCTCAATACTTACGCCTTTTTCCATTTTTTCGACAATGTTGTTTAATACTCCAGTTCTAAAGGCTTCTACCTCAGATTTTGACATAGTAGCAATTTCAGCAGCTAGTTCATCTGCGTTTTGAGATGGCTTGTCAAATATTCTTCCTAGCTCCATTTTATCCATTACAGATGTTTTTCCAGCCCACTCATCTCTGGCTCTTTTATATGTCGGGTTATAAGTATCCATGTATTTCAAAAAATTATCTTTTGTTGATTTTTGTAAATTTAACTGTGTAGAACCTACTCCGCTAGTTGGTGATCTTCCTGTATAAATTGCATCATCTAAACTTAATTTCATCCAATGTAATAATTTTGTATCTATTGCTTTTACTGGGTTTCCTTTTTCTGTCAACATTTGACCATTTACAAGGTTGATTCTTGGTAGAGTTACCCCAGATTCATTTGCCAATTCGTATGCTTTTTTAAAAGCGTTTTGTGCGCTTGGTCTTTTTAAAAGCTCTACAAATTCATCATTAATAGGAATTTGTTTTTCCATCGCTTTGTCATATAAAATCTTTCCATTATCCCTTCTTGCTGATTCTAATGCTTTATATTCGTCAAAATAAGAACCTTTTGCGCCAAAAGCATCTTTTAAATCAGAGCTAATTCTTGCAATCATTCCCTCATTTCTTTTTTGTAAAAAATCTTGCGCTGTTCTTTTTGCTGGGCCAGGTATAACATTTACAGCATCTAAATATGCTCTAGTATTTGGGCCGATATCTGCCATTGTGTAGTTTTTTCCAGCCCTGTCAGTAATAAATTTTATTGCAGATGTGATGTCTGTTTTGTCATAATCTAAAGCCTGTTTAATTAACGCTTGAGCTGCTTTTTGCCCAACGCCTTCTGGCTTTTGAAACGATGCTTTTATTTCTTGACTTACTTTAGCAATAGGTCTTGCTAATGTTTGCATAGCAGCTCCACCAACCGCGCTAATTGCACCAGAAGTAACTGCTGGCCCAGCTCTTTCAGTATAACCTTCTGCACCACCCGCGCCATAAACTAACCCAGCTAAACCAGCTCTAGTAGCAGCAGTTCCTATTCCTGTTGTAGATAATGGGGCTGTTGTTCCAAAGCTCAAAATAGATGGGATCATTGCTCCAGTTATTTCTGCTCCAACAGCTTTTAATGGTTCTTCTTTTTGGATTCTTTCAAAAGCAGCTCTTTCTAAATCTCTACCTTGTTGCATGGTCAAATCGGGAGAAAGCGCACCCCTAGCAGTTCCCACTATTTCATCTAAAAACCTAAATGTTAATCCTTGACCACCAGCTTGCGTTAAACCTGTAAAAACAGGAAATTTGTAATTTTTTTCATCCTTAGTATCTCCACCAAGATACAAAGCTGTTCCTTTTTTAGTTTGTATAATATCGCCAGGTTTCATTATTAAAAACCTGGCGGTAAAGGAATGTTATTAGTTGATGTAAAGTCTTCTGAATTGAGTTTTCCCTCAGCTTCTCTTTCTAGCAAATTATTGTATTCCTGTATTAATGATTGCGCAGTATATAACTGTGGGTTTTTCCTCATGTGTTCAGCAAATGCTAGATCTCTTTGAAAAATCGTATTTTCTGTTTCTGGATTACTGTAATATTTCATATCAAAATTATGTTCATCAATTCTTCTAGCATTGGATAATTTTAATCCCTTAATCATTAATCTATTACCCTCAACAGATTTCGTTAATCCTGGAGCTGCTTTCTCAATAAATGCTAAATCATTGTCTGTTGGGTTTACACCAAGATTTTTTACTAACGGTATAACAATATTACCTGTTCCAGCTAAAAAAGATTCTGCTCCAGCAACTTCGGTAGTTTTGTATTCATCACCTAATAAAAATTGACCAAGCCTGTTTAATGTTAAGCCCGCTTCTGCGCCAAAACCAGTATTAAGCCCTTGATCTAACATATTTTCTAAGTTATCTAAATTTGAATTAAGATTAATTGCCTCGTATGATTTTGCTTTTGCTTCCTCGTAATTTTTTGGAAGTGCTTCCCCAAGACCCTTTTCACTAAAATCAATTTTTGTAGCTCCAGCTTGTGCTGTTCTTAATAAAAACTTTTGGTATTCTTCATTAGTTGGAGTATCGTCTGTTCTTATATACTCCTCATAAGATGTTGGGCCTTTTGTTGGTTTGGTTGGAGCAAACATAGTGGCTGGCACACCAGACTCAGTAGCTCTTATCATTTCTCCGTATTGTGGATAATCTCTTAAAAAAGATTCTCTTAACCTTCTCTGTCTTAACCTTTCATCTTCTTGTGCTTGCAACGCCATTCTTTGTGGATCACCAGACAAAGTAGCACCAGTACGTCTTAACGCTCTGCTAAGATTTTGTATGCCAGCTAATCTCTGTGCTTCTGGAGATAATCTTGGGTCAGTAGTTGCACCCATTCTTTCCAAGCCTGTGCTTGCTCTTTGACCTAAACGTTGTAATAAATCTTGTATTGCCATTAAAATTCACCTCTGCCTATTTCGTCTGGTGGTAATACATAAGGTTGTTTTTTAGGACTAAACAAACTACTTAAAAATGGTTGTGCTTGTCCATACAGTTCTAATCCAGAGGACAGTCGATCAAATATACCAGGACTGTATCTTTCTGTTTCTGTTCTACTTGGTGTAACTCCACTCACACCAGTTGCCAGTAATCCAAGTTGTCGTTGTGGATAATCTAATGCTCTCTGGAACTCACCTCTAGCAGCAGCTATCGCTTGCTGTTGCAACGCTTGCTGTTGACCACCAATACCACCTAGCAAACCTAAACCACGATACTGTTCACCTAGCAAGCCTCTTTGTAAGTCTGCTTGAAACATTCTGTTTCTCATTTGTCTTTCAATATCTGACTCTGCTGCCCTCTGCGCCCTACCAAAGCCCGCCTCACGCAAGCCCGCAGATGTTCTTGCCATAGCTTCTGCAAAAGGTCTTTGTGACTCACCTTCCAATAAAGCAGATCGAGAACCACCAAATGCACCCGCACCGATTGCCCTAGCTTGCGCACCACCTCTAGCAATATCCGCTTGACGTTGAATATCTTGCATAGATTGATCTATAACTTGAGAAGTAAATGGGCTTTGATATGCACTGATGTCTGCACCCAATAAAGACGGTGCTTGTTGCCCAGCTAAAGAACTTAACTGACCCATTGGATCAAGTGCTTGGCTACGTTCAAACATACCTCTGGTAGCACCAAATGCTCGTAACTGATCTGGTGAGAAACCAGCAACCATTGGCCCTGTGTAGGGTACGAAAGGTTGTTGTGATGCAGCTTGCGCTTTCTCGTATAAATCTCTTTGTATTGCTTGGGTTTGTGGGTCAACCATCATTGATGCTTGGGTTTGACCTGTGCTACTGCTTCCACCATCGAATAAACCTTTAACAGCACCAGCTGCTCCAGCTACTTTTCCAGCGGTTGTTAATATTGGTAATGCTGCTGCCATTTCTATTCCTCTTATAAATCTTTGCTAACTAGGTATTCTGGCTTAAAACCTAAGTGTTTTATTTTTCTAAACCAACCTTTTCTGCCTATTAATGTAATTTTATTTATGCCTATTTCTTTTGCGTGTTGTTCTATACATTTATATATTGCTTCTATTTCTTCGTATTTGCCACTTGCACATAAGATGTGCATGATATTTTTTTGGCTAAATGCAACACATTCAGTAACCATTGCGGATTCCTTACCAGGCCATAAAAAGGCTATTCCGTTTCTTATTTTATCCTCTATGTCGTTAATTGTATAGGTATCTTGATACTTCATTGCCTTTACAAGTAACGGCTTACATCTTTTCCATTCTATTTCCCACGGCTCAAGTTCTTGCTGTGGGTATAAATCAATAACTTTATTAGTCGCCTTTTGCATACTCTACTATACTTGCAACAACATTAACTACATTAGCAGTTGATGCCGTTACCTTTAAAATTTCTCCAGCCGTTAAAAGCAAACTTCTACTTAATAATTCATGCGTAGTATCTGTTGCCATGTCGTAAGTGTTATACAAAGTAAATACATTGGATGATGTATCAGTCAATGTAACAGTTATTTGCGCTTGTCCTGAGTGTGCATTGTTAGCAATCATTGATTCTACAATAGCAAAATCAAAATCACCGCCAGTAGGTGCTGTATATAAAGTAGTAACACCAGTAGAGCTTAAATCTAGTTTTGCATTTGTCGCTCTTTGTATATATTGCTTTTGTGAGGATAAATCCATTATCTTCTGCCTCTAGTGACTACATCCAAACGAACATTACCTAATTCAAAATCTTGTGTAGTATCGCCTGTTACTTTCATCTGCACTTGCCTAGCACTGAATCTGGCATCTGTGTAACCATCACTCGAATCAAATGTAAATGAACCAAAATCTGTTTCTGGGCCTAGTGGTGTAAACTTACCAGTAAAACTTAATGTCACACCAGGTAATGTACTGGCTTCTGAATCGGGTATGATTTGATTGCATTGCACATAACGATCACCGTTAGATATTTCTATTGGCCCTGACTGACAAAACGGTACAGATGTTCCTAAATTGGGTGAGTTATCTAATGTGGTGCTTTCGTGTTGATATACAAAACCACTATTATCACAAGCAATCGGATAATCAAATACACCTTGATCCACCCAACAACCTCTGTCCATAGCACCTACCGCCCACACATTATCCATGTAATTCCAAATAATATATTTATCGGGTTTTTGACTGTCAGTAGATGGGAAAAACCAAATAAATTCATTGTAATTAGAGTTATGACCACCCGCTATGGTTTTACGATAACTGTAATTTAGATCGCTAAAGATATAATCGTGTACCTCACATGGCACTTCTTGCACCCTTCCATCGTAAACAAATATCGCGTTCTCTCCCACCCAAGATAATGCGTTACCAGAACTTGCTATAGATCGAGTTGATATTGCTTTACAGTTAGTACCCGCATCTGCAACACCATATACAAATGGATTGCCATTATAAAACAACCTAGCAATACCAGTATCAGTAAATAAAATAACATCTGTTTGAAACTTTTTAGCACCAATTAATCTACCACCTGTCGGCACTTGCAAGTCACCCGCAGTATTGGTTGCTTTAGCTGTCCAGTTAGTTTGATCTTCTCTTGAACACCACGATACTTTTCTTGGATCACCACCCGCACCAATCGCTAAAATATGTCTTTCGTTTGTTACTACTACTCCTAAATTTCCAGTAGGTGCATTGGTTACTGCTGTTCCCGCAGAGTCAGGCGTATTTGTGCCACCGCCATGCGGTCGCCATTGATATATCTTGCCATCGGATGCAGAGCAAAATATTAAAAACTCACCCCAGTTATCAAATGAAAATGAAGTTGTATCAAACAATAATCCAGACTGTGATCTGGCATCTCCGTAATCTTCTTGTCCGTATTGGTATGCACCATAGCCTAGTGGGTCGTTTGAGGCATCAGTAGTAAATCCAGTAGGTGTTATGTCGTACCAAATATTACGAGTTAATACATAGACTTTTTGTCGAGTGCCAACAGCTAATACAGAGTTGCCAAAGTTATCGCTGTATGCGTAGAGTGCGGTGGGTGTGCCTGTTAGTGCTGCTGGTTTTAATTTTTCCCAGCCACCAATAGGCTTTAAGTTTCCGTTTTGGAAACGTACTAAATCGCCATCAGTCCAACGACCCTTCTTTGAGTAAGGTGTGCCATTTGTGACTATTCCTGGAACTGGCGTAATTGGCAATAAAGCCATTCATCACCTCTTATATCTATTTTTAAGAAAATCTTTTAATTGATTAAATTTTGGCTCATTAAAAAACCTTAACCCAACTAAACCAAAAGCTACTATTACTAATACCCAAATTATGAAATCCATGTGATCTCCTTACGAAATTGTTTTTTGTACTGAGGTAGGTGTTACTTTTGCAGCTATCTGAGCATCTAAACTTGCTTTCATTTCTGTAACTTTATCTGAACCTAACGCTGTTTCTACCCAACCTTGTACGTCAGCTTTTGCAACGCTT